ATTTCTGGTGGCTATACTGAACAAGATATAGCAGGTTCAGCTGATACAACAACATTATCTGTTTCTGATGGATCAACAGGTGCAGTTCTTGGACATAGAATTATAAAATTTACTGGAACGATTACTGGAAATCAAATTGTAACAATTCCTTTAGATGTTCAACAGATGTATGTTTTAGTTAATGGTACGTCTGGTGCTTATACAGTTCAATTTAAATATGCTTCTGGATCAGGAAGTTCAGTTACTTTTGCAGCAACAGATAAAGGAACAAAACTTGTTTATGCAACAGCTGATGATGGTACTAATCCAAATTTAGTTGATTCAGGTATTGCATCTACTGGAGATCATGATTTAGATGGTAATGAATTAATTTTAGATGCTGATGCGGATACAAGTATTACAGCAGATACAGACGATCAAATAGATATTAAAATTGCAGGAGCTGATGATTTTCAATTTACAGCAAATACTTTTACAGCTCAATCAGGCAGCACGATTGCTGCGCAAGCATTAACTGCTACAACAATAACAGCTAGTGGAATTGTAAAAACAGACGATACTACTGAAGCAACTTCTACAACGGATGGTTCATTACAAACTGATGGTGGATTATCTATAGCAAAAGATGCTGTATTTGGTGATGATGTTAAATTATTAAGTGATTCTGCTGTATTAAGTTTTGGTGCAGATTCAGATACAACTTTAACTCACACAGATGGTACAGGATTAACTTTAAATAGCACTAACAAATTTCTTTTTAGAGACACTGGTTTATATATTAATTCATCTACAGATGGTCAATTAGACATTGTTGCAGATACAGAAGTACAAATAGCAGCAACAACAATAGATATTAATGGCGCTATTGCGATGGATGGTGCGATTACTGGCGCTACCAATATTACTTTATCAGGTGAACTTGATGCAGCGACTTTAGACATATCTGGAAATGCAGATATAGATGGAACTACAAATTTAGACGCTGTTGATATTGATGGTGCAGTTCAATTAGATGCAACATTTACTGTTGGCGCAGATGATCAAGGGTATGATGTAAAATTCTTTGGAGATACAGCAAGTGCTTATATGTTGTGGGATACTTCAGCAGATGATTTGGTTTTAGCAGGTGCAGCAGGAATTGATCTTGCTGGTGATATTGATGTTGATGGCACAGCTAACTTAGATGCTGTTGATATTGATGGTGCAGTTCAAATAGATAATACTGTAACTGTTGGTGTTGATGGGACAGGATACGATGTTAAATTTTTCGGTGCAACTTCTGGAGCATACATGCTTTGGGACGAATCTACAGATGATTTAATATTAGCAGGTGCAGCAAAATTATACTTATATGATGCAGCTGGTGGTGAATATCTTTCATCTTCAGGATCTGCGTTAACAATTGCTTCTGGAGGCACAGCATGGGAATTACCTACATCAGATGGTAGTGCTAATCAATTATTAAAAACTGATGGTTCAGGAAATTTAGATTGGACTACAGTATCAGGAACAATTACAGCTTTAAACAATCAATCAGCTAACAGATTAACAACTATTGGTTCTACGACAACAGAATTAGATGGTGAAGCAAATTTAACTTTCACAGGTTCTGCATTAACTTGTATAGGAACAATTACAGTTGGAGTAGATGACACAGGACATGATGTTAAATTCTTTGGTGCAACTGCGGGAAGTTATGCTTTATGGGATGAATCAGCAGATTCTTTATTATTAACAGATTCAACTCCATTAAAAATTGGTGATAGTCAAGATTTAACTCTTTATCATGATGGATCAAATTCTTATATTACGAATTCACAAGGTGCTTTAAAAGTTGCTACTGAAACTTCTGGAATAGCAATTACAATTGGACACACAACTTCAGAAGTAACGGTTGCCGATAATTTAACGATTACAGGAACAACTGTTGGTACAACTTTTGATGTTAATGGTACTGCGGATGCTATTATTTTAGACGCAGACGCAGACACAACAATTTCATCACCTACAGATGATCAAATAGACTTTGAAATTTCAGGAGCTGATGATTTTACAATGACAGCAAATACCTTTACAATTCTATCTGGATCAACTATAGCTATTGCTGCAGGTGGAGCAATAACAAATGCAGGAACTATGGCTCCAGCTATTACAAGCACAGGAAAAGCTTTAGTATTAGGATTTTAATTAGGAGGATAATATGGCAAGTGAACTATTAAAAGTATCGCACACAGCGGGAGTTACAAACTCTGAATCTGTTTTAATAAATGGAGTGGATGGACATACATATACCATTCTTTCTATTTTTATTACTGAAACTGCTGGTGCTGCTGAAACAGTTGATCTTTACATTGACGATGGTGGTGGCGGAACTGATTATGAATTACTTTCAGATCAAGCTGTTGGTGCTAATGAAACTTTTGAACTAACAACCAAATTCGTTATTGAAAATGAAGATCATTTATGTGCCGCAACTGCATCATCGGCTAATGTAGATATAGTAGTAAGCTATTTAGATCAGACGAGGTAATCCATGAGTGGAATTATTGCTCAAAATCTTCTTGATGGATCTGGCTTAGTAAAAGCACCAGAAGGTGGTGGTGCATGGAATTTTATTAAAAAATTAACAGCTTCTAGTTCTGCAACTATATCTTTTGTTGATGGAACAAGTGATGTAGTTCTGGATGATACTTACAAGGAATACTTATTTACTTTTAATAATATGCATCCAGCGACAGACAATGCAAATTTTCAATTTAATATGAGTGTTGATAGTGGAAGCAACTATAATGTTGCAAAAACAACTACTCTTTTTAAAGCTAGACTTTCTGAAGCAGATTCTATTCAAGAATTTGGTTATGAAGCAGCTTCAGATTTAGCACAAGGAACAGGTGCTCAACCATTTACTTATGCTGGTATTGAAAATCATAATGATGCTAGTTTAAGTGGTACTTTGCATATATTTAATCCATCTTCAACTACTTTCGTAAAACATTTTATATCAGAATGTAATTATATGGCTGCATCAGGCACAGATTCTGTCACTTACAATTCATTTATTGCTGGATATGGCAATACAACATCAGCCGTAGATGCAATACAATTTTCAATGAGTTCAGGCAACACAGACGCTGGAGATATTTGTTTATATGGAATAACAACATGACAGGAATAATTGCACAAAATGTAGGAAGAACATCAGGTTTAATAAAAGCCGCAAGCGGTGGCGGTGGTGTTTGGACAAAGATTAAAGAAATAACAGCATCTTCAGATTCTACTATTAGCTTTGTTGATGGTACATCAGATGTAGTCTTGGATAGCACATATCCTATTTATTTATTTAAGTTTATTAATATTCATCCAGGAACTGACAACCAAGCTTTTCAGGTAAACTTTAGAGATGGTGGTTCGTCTTATGATGCAACAAAGACTACTACTTTTTTTGAAGCTGTCCATTCGGAAGATGATGATTCAGAACTAGGCTACGTTGCTGCAAATGATGTTGCTCAAGGAACAGGAGTTCAAACTTTAACAAGAGGAACTGGAAATGATAATGATGAAGCTTTATCGGGATATTTACGCTTATTTAATCCAAGCTCTACCACATTCGTAAAACATTTTATGGCAGAAATATCAGATAGTAATAATAATGGTCAAATTAGTCATGAGTTTTCTGCTGGTTATTGTAATGTAACTGCTGCAATAGATGGAGTTCAGTTCAGCTTTGCTAGTGGCAACATAGATGCTGGTACAATCAAACTCTATGGTTTAAAGGATTCAGCATGAGTGGAATAATAGCACAAAACTCTGGCAGACATACAGGATTAGTTAAAGCGGCTTCTGCTGCTGGAGTTTGGAATTTAATTAAAACCTATACTGCTTCAAGCGATAGTACTTTAAGTTTTGTAGATGGAACAGATAGCGTAGATTTTACAGCTTATGATGAGTTTGTTTTTAAATTTATAGATATTCATCCAGCTACAAATAATACACAATTTGCATTTCAGGTAGATACAGGAACTAATACTAGCTATAATATAGCTTGTACTTCTTCAACTTTTAGAGCTTATGCAGACGAAGCTGGTAGTGATAGTGGAGTTGGCTATGTATCAGGAGAAGATCAGGCGCAAGGCACAGCATTCCAAAAACTAACTGCTGGTGGAACTGTTGGAAACGACAATGACCAAGCTGCTAGTGGATATTTACATATTTTTAATCCCAGCAGTTCTGTTTTTGTCAAACATTTTACATGCAGATCAAACGCTTCTCATGCTAGTGATTATACTGCTGATTTTTACGCAGCAGGATATTTTAATACAACAACGGCTCTTACAAGGTGCCAGTTTAAAATGCTTTCCGGCAATATAGACGCTGGACAAATTTCACTATACGGAATTTCATAAATTAAGGAGGAAAATATGCCAAGATACCATAACATAAACGGAGTAAGAGTTCAGTTCACAGCAGAAGAAGAAACTGCTCGTGATGCTGAAGAACAAGCATGGGCTGATGCAGCACCTGCTAGAGCTTTAGCTAATCTAAGATTAAAAAGAAATAGACTTCTCGCTGAAACTGATTTTTACGCTTTATCAGATGTGACCATGTCATCTGACATGGCAACATACAGACAGGCCCTACGCGACCTGCCCGCAGGTAAAGATACTGTTGATAAATGTGAAAATGCTACATGGCCAACTAAGCCATAATAATATTGTAAGATAGTATTATTAGCAATATAAGGTTTTATGCTACAAAAATTAAGATTTCAACCAGGATTTAACAAACAAGTCACAGCGACTGGTGGTGAAGGCCAATGGAGAAGTGGAGACTATGTTCGTTTTAGATATGGAACTCCTGAAAAAATTGGAGGCTGGGCTCAATTAGGAGATAGTACTCTTACTGGAAGAAACACAGCACTACACCATTTTGTTAATGCGTCAGGTATTAAATACGCAGCACTTGGTACAAACAGATTTTTATATGTATATTCTGGAGGAGCCTTTTATGATATTACTCCTATTAAAGCTACAACTACATTAACTAATGCATTTACAACAACACAAAGCGATGCCACAGTTACAATAACTTTTGCATCTGATCATAATATATCTAAATATGACATTGTTCGTTTGGATAATTTTTCCACTATTACTGATTCTGATTTTGGTGCCAGTAATTTTAATGATACTAATTTTATGGTAACAACGGTTCCAAGTTCAACAACGATTACTATTGAAATGGGATCAGCTGAATCTGGATCAGGAGCCAGTACTTCTGGTGGAATAAGAGTTCAACATTTTTATTCAATTGGACCCGCTGTTGAAGAATCAGCAGCTGGTTGGGGACTAGGTTTATGGGGTGGTACTGTAGCTGGAGAAGTTTTTGA